ATAGATCAGAGCATATTCCAGTAAGGTACCAATACCCCCAGGTGTGATAATAAACGCATCACAATGTGAGAAGTATTCCAGACGAGTGTAGAATGTATCATGTTCCTCATGTGACTGAACATAATCATTGACATGTTGTTCGAATGGAAGGTTGATGGCTTGAGCCAATGAACGAACTGGTTTTCCCTTAGTTGCTTCCATAGCTCCACGATTGGCGGCTTCCATAGAACCAGGGCCACCACCAGTAACAATCACCCACCCATGATTCGCTAGTTTCCTTGCTAGTTTCCTAACCGCATTGTATAGACCAGAATCAGAGTCGGGTCTTGCACTTCCGAAGATTGCCACTTTTTTCATAACATCAATACCATACGAACATATAGAACTATTTAATCGTCGTTACACATCTCCCAGTTCTCTTACCTCAGAACGATGCACATCGAAAGAACCACCGGGATATCTCTTCTCTAGTTTTCTCACATTCTCTTCGATCACTTCATCTAGAGTTACATTCAACGACATACATACTTGAGCCACGTACCAAAGCACATCTCCGAGCTCTCTTTTGATATGGAACAGTGATTCTTCGTTGATTGGTTTGCCTTGGAAGATTAGTTTCTTCACCACCTCCATCAGTTCACCACCTTCGGCACTGATACCAATCGCACCAGTCAGAAGTCGTTGAATATCGACATCATCGTTGATCTCACATAGACGTGTAATGAATGGAGTGAATTTACGACTTTCTTCGGAAGTAACTCCATCTACGAACTCAAAGTAACGATTATAGTCAACTGTCATTTTGTTTCCTTATTCACTTACATCGAATATCATAACACAGAAAGAGGGGTTGTGTCAACCCCTCTTAGTTTATCTAGTCAGAACAACGAACTACCATGTCCACTGATCTAGTTCGGGTTGGTCGATACCATGTTCGTATGCGTATTCCTTTGCTTCAATGAGTTTATCTTTCATCTCTTCACGAACATCACTGGAGATATCCTTCAGAGATTCAACACGGTCCAGAACATCGATGACGATATTGAATCGGTCAACCTGATTCTGAATACAGATTTCAAGGGGAGTGTTGATATTACCCAGTTCCTTGAAACCACGAACGTGTAGTTTCTCTTGACCACGACGACGATATGTCAGACGGTGAATCAACCAGGGATAACTGTGATGGTTGAAGATCACAGGTACATCTTCGGGGAAGAGTGCGTTATATTCCTTATCACTGAAACCATCTGGGTGTTCCGTGTTGGGAGTCAGTGCGAACAGATTCACAACATTCACAAAGCGGACTTTGAGATTGGGGAATCGTTCACGAAGAATCTTAACAGCGGCTAGTGCTTCCTTAGTGACAACATCACCACAACTGGTGATGACTACATCGGGTTTACATCCATCATCGTTACTAGCGAATGCCCAACGAGACATACCCTTAGCAACATGTTTAGTAGCTTCGTCGATGTTCAGGTACTGAAGGTGATTCTGTTTATCAGCCACAATCACATTGACCTTATTCTTATCACGGAAACATTTATCAGCGACGACTAGTAGACTGTTGGCATCTGCTGGTAGGTAGATTCCAACATTCTCGCCACGCTTGTTACAAACATGGTCGATGAAACCAGGGTCTTGGTGAGAAGCACCGTTGTGATCTTGACGCCATACTGTACTAGACAGAAGGATGTTAAGAGAAGGAACAGCACGACGCCATTCGACATGACTTGCGTGTTCCAACCACTTCACATGTTGGTTGACCATAGAGGTCAGAACGTGTGCGAATGCTTCATAAGTGGACAGTAGACCATGACGACCAGTTAGAGTATATGCTTCCAACCAACCTTCAAGTGTGTGTTCGTTCAACAGTTCCATAACACGACCGTCGGGACTCAGTTGACTACCATCCTTATCGTCTTCGATACGACGGTCCATCCAAGTCTTACTAGTCACTTCATATGTATTATCCAGACGATTGGATGCTGTTTCATCGGGACCAAACAGACGGAAGTTATCCTTGTTCAGTTCCATGATACGAGCCATCAATCGACCAAGAACACGAGTAGTTTCGTATTGAACCTTACCGGGTTCACGAACTTCAATTGCCAGATCCTTATAGTCAGGAAGAAGTAGTTCCTTACTGACCATACCACCATTAGTGATGGGATTGGCCGACATCCGACGATTGCCGGTAGGACAACAGTCAATGATATCTTGTACTGGAGAACCATCTTCAGTGAATAGTTCTTCCGGACGATAACTACGAAGCCATGTTTCAAGTTGAACCATCAGGTCTTCACTCTTGGCCACATTATTCATGGGCACTTGGTGAGAACGCCAGAAACCTTCCACACGACGACCGTTGACTTTATTCGGACAGGTCCAACCCTTTGGAGTACGGAAGACGATCATTGGCCAACGAGGACGAGTTGCTTCTTCAGCAGAACCAAGACGAGCTTCGGCTTGATACTTACGAATCTTACCAAGAGCATATTCTAGTACATCGGCCAATTCGTAGTGGATTTCCTCAGTCGTAGGAATGTAACTGGGGTCATCGGAACCAACAAATAGAGGTTCGTAACCATATCCATAGAAAAGACTATACAGCTCTTCTTCAGGGACACGGCTTAACATCGTGGGGTTGGCGATCTTATAACCATTCAGGTGAAGAATGGGAAGAACTGCACCATCACGAACTGGGTTGATAAACTTGTTAGAGTGCCAGGAAGCAGCCAGAGGACCAGTTTCGGCTTCACCGTCACCAACCACACAAGCGACAATTAGTTCGGGATTATCAAGAGCCGCACCATATGCGTGTGACAAACTATAACCAAGTTCACCACCTTCATGGAAAGACCCAGGAGCTTCTGGGGTGCAGTGACTGCCAATACCACCAGGGAAGCTGAAGTGATGGAAGAACTTACGAAGACCTTCTACACTCCAACCCATATTCGGATAGGTTTCACCATATGTTCCTTCCAACCACGAGGCAGCAAGAGGACCGGGTGCACCATGACCAGGGCCGGTCACATACACCATGTTCAGGTCATCTCGTTGGATGAAACGATTCAGGTGGACCCATAACATATTCAGACCAGGGCAAGAACCCCAGTGACCCAGTAGCCGTTTCTTGATATGTTCAGGTTTCAGAGATTCACGAAGCAGCGGATTCTCACGAAGATAGATTTGAGCTGCGGAAAGATAGTTAGCGGCACGAAGCCACTTATCCATCTTTTCCATTTCAACACGACTAAGGGAACTGGAAACTTCTTGATTCAGAGACATATCTTATACCTACTTTCAACATCACCATTCATGTACATCGAACATTCGAATTTCGAACCGTGTTCTCCGAGATCTTGGTAGGTGATAAACCATCACTCTTCATTGACTACCATCTCTCTGCTCTCTATGTTGTACCTCAACCTCAACATCTTCATAATGACACAGGGCCCGACGATCGTCAAGGCCCTGTAATGATTCTTTACAAATGAATATTAGTCGAAACTGAAATCGTTGAACTTGCCTTTGAGTCTGTCTAGTTTGATAACAGAAGGAACAGATTCTGTCTCTTCTGATTCATCTCTGCTTCCACCCATTGCCGATTGTTCTACATCGAATAATCTCATCTTAGAACGGTCGATACCTACTACGAACCTCTTGTATTTGTTTGGATCTCCATAACGATTCTTTAGAATCTTTATCATTATCTGGCTCTGTTCTTCCAGTTCTTCGGTTGATATCAGAGCAAACATCAAGTCAACAGTAGCCGGAAGACCAAATGACTCGGAAGTATTATCCAAATCGATATCGGAATTCTGGAAACCAGACCTATTCGTTTGTGTTGCCGTAATAACAGGAACAGACATTTCAATTGCAAGTCCACGAAGTTCTTCTGCAATTGATTTGACAATTGTGTATGAATTCGCCTGACTGTTCTTAACACGTGCCGAACAACATATGTTCAGGTAATCGACGAAGATCACATGAGGAACGAACGATTTCTTGATTTGAAGTTCCTGTAGTAAAGATCTAAAGTGACCGACATGAGCAGAACCAGTCGGGAATTGTTTGATAATCAACCTACCTGTTGCTTTCTTTTGTACCTCTCTGAATTTAGATGCAAATACTTGTTTCGGTAACTGACATAAATTATTGACAGATACATCCATCAAATTTGCATCTATCCGTTCTGCAATCTTCTCTTCCGCCATCTCCATAGTAATGTATAGTACATTCTTACCAAGAGAAAGCATATGTGATGCAAAGTTGCACATCACTAGAGATTTTCCAATACCGGTGGGCGACATGATGGCGACTAGAGTCTTATTGGGAATTCCTCCATTTGTGGCTTTATTCAGATAATCGATATCAAATGGAATTCGTTCTTCTTTACGAACATAGAAATCATATCTAGACTCAAAGTCCTCGACATAATCATGACCAACATTCTTATCAAATGATACAGATAAAGCATCAGTAAGAATGCCTGGAATTGCATCGGGATTGTGCGACTTATCGTTTCCTTCAATGATTGAAATTGCATCCATCATTGCAAGGTAAACTGCTCGTTCCTTACACCACTTTTCAGTCGTATCCACTAACCATCGATTGTTGTAGTTCTGTTCGATGAACATATCATCGAAGAACTCACCGATTTGATTGAACTCCTCCTGACTGATATCGTTTCTCTTTTCAATATCAAGTGCCACTGCATCCTTAGTCGGAACAGTGTCGTACTTCATGAAGTATTCACGTACACATGAAAAGAGAATACTTTCGACACGAGTGCCAAAGTATTTCTCTTTAATATGTGGAATGACCGCACGAGTGAATGACTCGTTGGTCACCATCGAATTGAGAATTATAGACTCTGTACGTTCCATATCAGATCGGTTTCGCTAGCTTTACCATCAGTGACTTGATTTGAAAATTCTGTAGAATGATATTCTTTGTAAGTTTCTTCAATTCCTCAATGTTGGTCACATTATCGACTTCTCTGTATAGTCGTTCGATCTCAAATCTGGTGGACAACGAAAACTCTTCCATGTACTATCCCTCTTGTACATTATCCACTATAACACAAGAGAGGACACATGTGTCCTCTCTTTAATAATTATTTACAGTTCATCATCTGGTTCTTCTTCCAGTGACTGTCCTCCACCATACTTAAATACTTTCTGTGCGAATACATCCAACTGATCCAAAACATCAGTGGTGAAATACTTGAGTGGGTCTTTATATATTTGACTAGAATATGGAGTACTTTCTCCTACTTTGATTCTGGACCCGGACTTCTTCCAGATGCCTGCTGCACATGCAAAATCTACCAGACCGTGATACTTGTCCAGTCCATTGGTGAAATCTAGATGTACCTCTACCTTTCCTCCTTCACGAGCCAGTCGTGACTTCACTAGTTCTGTACGAATTAGTACACCGGTTTGTTCGGTATTGTTCTGTTCCTTCACCTTCTTCTTACTGAGGAACACAATAGACGATGCCGAATATTTAAGACCCGAACCCCCCGACATTTCTTTAGTTGTCACATACCCTATGGAATCATACGTATGGTTTGTCACGAGAAGAGGTACATTCGCTTGTCCTAACTTGAGTGTAATGACACGAAATGCACCACGGATTAGTTGACTTCTGGTCATATCTCGTACATCTTTACCCTCAGAAGCATCATTTACTTCCTTAGTCGTACTTAACATTCCAAGTGAATCTAGTACAAACATCAGAGGTTTACGTTCTTCTTTCGGAGTCTCCATATACTTGTCGAGAATACGTACAGCTTGTGTCTTGAAATCCTGCACAGTGGTCACTGGTAACATTATGACACGAGAAGCATCAATACCACGTTGTACGAAATCTTCTTTACGAAGAGCACTTTCACTTTCGAAGTACACACATCCTCCATCTGTGTGTTTTTCTAGGAAAGTACGAACAACAGATAACGCGAAATATGTTTTACCGGTAGAACTCTCACCAGCGATTGCAGTGATACGATTCCCAGGAAACCCACCATAAATGGAACCCGACATAAGTGCGTTCAACAGGTACACACCACTGTCTAGGAATTCTACACAGTCTCCGGTAGTACCATTCTCCACAATGGTTGCATACTCGTTCTTCGACACTTTTGCAAGTTCTTCAAGAAATGACATATATCTCTCCGGATGTTTTCTTTATTATAGTCTATCTGAATCGGGAATGTCAACTAAAGAAATCCTCTAGACTGGACTTCTTCTCAGTTGACCATCCAACCACCGATAGAATTGATTTAATTGGGTCGAGGAACGTTTTCTCAAACATCAACGGATAGTCAACCCACTTATCCAAACCAAATTCATTCGGCCATTCATTAGCAAAACCAATGACATCTTCTTTCAGTGGATTCGGAATCAACAGTCGCACAAACTTCATCTTGTCTCCATCTCGTAAGTCCATATACTTATTTGAAATATTCAACTTACGTACCATTAGATTATGCAGAAGAGCAGCACGAACATGTTGTGGTGTTGATTTCTTGTATAGTGTACTGGGGTCTGTGAATTTATCCATATTATTGACAGTACGAGGTGATGCAACATCTTCAATTGACAGTTGCATGAATTCATTTCGTTTCTGTTCAATGAACTGAATAAGGTCACTCTCAGTATTATTCATGATAATTTCAAGTCCCTTCTTGATATAACCACGAACGACAGTAGGAGTAGACGAGCGAACACACTCGATACCCATTACCTTCAGTTTTGGTTTAGCAAGACGAACACCTTCGTCGTCATAGACGTTCATGATGTATCGTTTCGTAGCGGTCCATACTGCACGATTTGAGATACACTCTCTCTTCATGTGTAGAGTGTTCTCATATGCATTGAGATACTCCGCAACTTCACGATAACGGTCGGCAATATATGGAGATAACTTGTCTTCACAGAATTTATCAAGAATATCGATCATCTTATCCGTATCCGGTTTATTGTCACCGAATACTTTATTCATCAGCGGACCAAGATTCAAATAATTCGAATCAGTATCCACTGCAACTACATAATTCTCATTTGTAGTACCACACATTTTGTTCAGGATATTATTGAATTCTTTTTCCGCCGTTTTGATGATGTATTGTCCTGTAGTAGTAACTGCTTCGGCATTTGCTAATTTATAATGTCTGAAGAAGTTATTACCAAGTGCTCCGTACAATGAGTTGGCACAGATTTTACGAGCCATCTGGAAGTTGTTCCAGTGAGTAATCTGTTTCTTGAGTCGGTCAGATGGGTTCTTCTGGTATTCTTTCTGACACTCCAACATTTTATTCTTGTACATCTTTCTTTCTTGGAATACCTTGTTGATAAGACGAGGCATGAATCCATGAAAGTCTTTTCTATACAGTGAACCATTTGCCGCTACTGCATAGTCTTCGTACCCAGTCATGTTGACTGTTCTGTCTAGTAGTTTTTGCACATTGATAGAAGGATGACGATTCTCCTGAAGTGTCTCTGGTGAGATATTCAATAGACGAATGATAGATGGGTACAGTGATGTCAAGTCATACGAAACCACCCAATCATACGAACCGGGAATCGGTTCCTTTACATATGCACCTTCAAACTTCTCTGACTTATCATCACGAACTAGAAGAGGAACAACAATATTATCCTTATTCAGGTGATTATAGATGATAACATCCCAGAGTCTTACTTGTAGTTCACAATCCTCATAACACGCATGACTGTCATATGCCATCAGGAAGATAAGTTCAATCAGTGAACATTCGTCTTCCAGTTGACTGACTAGTTCAGTATCACGGATGTTATAATCGACAAACAGTTCCCAGTCGTTTGTATAAAACTCCAGAAATGTATTGTAGGGGTTGTCCAATTTACCAACACCAAGTACCAGATTGGCGATATAGTCCAACCTGAAACTTTCCTGTTTACAGTTTTTGGCGTTCAATACCGGTGACTTGTAGATATTCATATAGTCAAGAATATTGATACCAAGAAGAGTACACTCAGTGAACTCTCTACCTGTTTTATCGTGAGAAATTCGACGATTGACACGATTCCACGGAGATAAAGAATTCTTCTGTTTCTCTCCCAGTACTCTCTCGATTCTGGTTACCAGATATGGAATATCGAACCCGGAGATATTCCAACCAGTCACTACATCAGGATAGACATGAGTCCACCATGCCATGAATCGTGACAACAAGTCATACTCACTTGTACACTCAATGTAGTTTACATTCTTCTGTTTTGGCGTATATGATTTTGTACCAAATGTGATGATATCTTTTGTATTCATGTCCTGAAGAGTAATCAGCAGAACTTCTTCCTGTGGATCATCTACATTTGGGAATCCTAGTGCAGATGTGGTTTCTATATCCAAAGACCACATTGATATCAGTTTGGAGTTATACTTTACTTCACCCGGCCACTCTTCCGCGATGTACTGATACTTCCATCGTTCGAATCCATATACTTCCACACCTTCGATGGAAGAGTATTTCTGAATAAATTCTTTGCACTCTGATATAGTACCCGGTTTGACGTCGGATACCATTTTACCGTCCAGTGTTTTCCAATTCGATTTCTTATTCGTGGAAATGAATAGAGTTGGACTATATTTAACTCTTCGACTGAATCGACGATTGTTGTCATCATATCCACGAACGAATACGATATCACCGCCTAGAAAATCTACGCTGGTATAGAAACTCATAAATCTGCACTCCGTGCCGATGATTGTACGATCGTAACACAGGAGGGGTCGTTGTGTCAACCCCTCCATCATTGATTACTACTAATCGTCTACCTCTATATAATTGACATCTTCGTCTTCGATTTCGAAGTCTCCTATGAGTTCATCGGGATGAACAGTATCATCTCGTATTACCGGAACTTCAGTTAGGAAAACTGGTTCTGGTTTTAACTCCAATGCATCTCCAACTTTTCCAATATACGACTGGATAAGACTGGGTGTGATATTCTCCACTATAGTGACTATACTTTCACGATAAAGAACACAACTATTCTTTACTGCATATTTTGGAAATGGAGTCAACAGAACCTTAGATGTACCAGTAACAATATAGGAATTGCTAAGTCTGACCCTCAGTCCCTCGAAGTCTTCTTCGTATTGACCGATGATATATTCACCGGTATTCAGTAGTACTAAAGCTATATCTTTCATTCTTCTTCCGTCAGTTCAAGTTCTACTGGTTCTTCCAGTAAGGATAGTAACGATAGATAGTGTTCTTCCAGAGCGGGAAGAGGAGTACCGAATATGAGAATATTTTCAATTCTGAATTCGAATTTATTATTCACACAACATGTGGAGAAAGGTACCAACTTTGCTCGTAGTTCTCCGGTTTCATCTCGGTACGAAATTACTACCATCGGGTCCACGAGAAGATACCCAAGTCGTTCTTGTGTTTCTTTATTTTCAATCACCGATACCTTCGCAATCACTTGTTGTCCGGTGGTAAGAATCACTATCTGAATCATTGTCGTTTCCTGAACTACACATTATTATAATAACAGAAGAGAGGTCGAACTGTCAACCTCTCTCTTTATATATTCTAGAATTCGATCACTCTGGGCTTTTTCTCTTCTGGTACTTTTAGTTCAACTAGAAGAAGCCCATCTTCGAACTTAACACC